GAGAGTGAGAAAAAGGGGTTGGGTTCAAAGAGCGGTTTATGATACTTATGGAGAAAATAGTTTTATGTTATTTTTATGTTATTTTTATGTTATTTTTATGTTATTTTTATTTTATTATTATTATTATATAACCATGTCAGTTTATCCAGTTTTGGAATCAAAAAGTTTAAACGATCGATGCTCGCGTGATATTGAACAATTCTTACTAGAACAGTATATTCAAGATAAACCTGTAGTAAAAGTTTTACTTACATCCGATAGCAGTAGTTTCGATGACTTTACATCAAAAATTAATGAACTAAACCCCGAATTTCACGAGGGCGCCAACTACGTTGATATCATTTCGACACTTCCTCCGTCCGAACAACAAAACAAATGGATTTTAAGAACATATTTAGTATACCAACTTCTTATTATTTTAACACTAAGTCTCTCGAATTCTGTTCTATATGAGGCAATCTTTACTAAAGCTAGATCTATAGGATCAACTGAAATATTCACTCTTGCGTTTAGAGATGACGTACCGTCTCGTCTTAGTGATATCAAACTCGGAATATTCGGTAGTTTGACACCTACATCCGACATCGACATTGGATTTCAGTATTCAGGGCCAAGTGAAGGATACAGTCCATGCTTGGCGTATGTTGTATCAAGGTTCGAGCTACTATTCAAAATATTTACAGGTAAATCATGTCTTGATTATGATGTTGAATCGTACGCAGATATGATTACACTTCCAAATCCAGATCAAATGTCAAAAGCAGAATACCCTGATTTATTTTACATTGATTCAAGCAAACTCGATTGGAACGACGAGACAAAGCGCGAATTGTTACCAATCGCATTTAATAGTATCATTCGAAATGCGATGATTGCGGAGATTCCCGATAGCGAGATGACGCTTTCCAAGGTCCTTAAACAGTTTCCAAAAAATACGATAGATGTTGTGCTTAACTTAAAAGATGATCCTGTGGCAGTTGCAGCGTTTGAAACATCCAAGGCTACCGTTAGTGCATTCTTGGGTATGTCATATGAACAACAAATCCAAGCATATTATGATAAAGTAGTAGTTGCGGAGAATCTCAAAGTTGAAATATTGACAGGGAAAAATACAATAGATGCCTTAAATACGTTAACAGATCTTCAAATTAAATCGTTAATGAAGGCTATTGGTGACGCACTTACATTACGAATGGAAAGTTATACCTGCTCGCCAACTGTTGTTCATGTAGTTCGTGTATTACAGGCAGAAGCACAAAAAATAGCACAAGAAGCCACAAATCGTTTTCTTAAAACACCAAATGGAAGTAATAATGTTCCAGGAAAATACATTACAACTACCCCTACCGAACTTTGTAATATTACTACCAAATTACAAACTGCAAAATGTGTTATTGGAGTTACAGGTTTTATTCTTAGTGCATTAGAACAGCTAGGTTACATGTATCGGTTTTATAAAGTATACTGTCCGGGTGGTTCACATCAAGACGATACTAAATGTAAGAAAAAAATAGATAAATACCAAATTAGGTTAACCCATGCAAACACAAATATTGATAAGTTACAAGGCGGTACAGGAATAGGCGGTGCCAGGCGAAAACGCAGTAAAAAAATGTACACAAGAAAACGAGTGTACAATCGAACGAATAAATATAGAATGCGTCATAATAAATATTATAAGACTACTCATAAGAAATATTACAAGAAGAGTGCACGAAGAGTGTAAAATATTACAATGTTATACAATGTTATATTTTACCGCGGAGCGAAGCGACGCCAGCGCCGTTGGGGGGCGCAACCCCCTTAAAACAACTTCGACTCTGCATGCTGGAATGGTCTCGCCGCCTTCTCCACTACCAGCGGTTCCGGCATGAACAGCGCCATCCTCTCAAAGAATTTAACCTCGGGAAGTTGCTTCAGTTGAGGAACAACGGGGGCTTGAGGATCGACAAGATTCGTAGAGTTGATACCGAATAATGCGGATTCAATATCCACTGAATTCTGGGAGAAATGCTCGCGGGACATCTTCGTAGGAAGGATGCCAACACTTTCAAATGCTAATGCAGGCTCGAATGCCTTACCTGCATAGCCATTTTCAAATGCGACATAATTGCGTGCCATTGTTTTTGCATTTTGCTCGATTTTGAAATCGGGGCGCGTATTCTTGTTTCGTGTGGATGCCATTCTTTATATATCCTAAACAATATTATTCCATTGTCTATTTTTCTATTGTCTATTATTGTACATTCTAAAATGTGGTTCGAAAACATTCGACAATTTCATCGCGGATTTTTTGCGGGATTTCTTCCTTGTGTTTGGCATGACGTAGACAAGCATGGAATAAATCGAATAAATGAAATGAAAACATCATGCAGAAAATCATCTCGCTATTATTTTCTTTTGGCACAAATCGGCGTTCATGTGGGGACGGAGACAATGGAGGGGTGGTTTCCTCATTGTCTTCCTCGTTATCGTCATTCATATCCCCCGAATACGAATCCACTATACCTGAATTGTATAATGGATGCAACTCTAAAATCTCTCGGATTCCTGAATAATCTTTGTATCGTTCGTATAAATCATTGATCACTGCTGAAACAATCTCGGGGTGGTATTCGTCACTCGTGATGCCGAATGCCTGAAGAAATTGGATACGGAATAGTGTATCTTGATCATCGGGGTCTTCAATCATTTTGTAGGTGGGGACGATCTCGTATTGGTATCCCGAGAGATCGATTTCAGAAGGAGATGAAATCGGTTCGGGTTCGGGTTCGGGTTCGGGGCCGGGTTCGGCGGAATCATTATTCGATTGAGTCATAGATATAGCTTCAACTTCAAGCTCATAAGGTTCTACAATACCCGAATTTTCACTGTTATTATCCATTTCAATTATCGGTATATAAAAATATATGAAATATAACTTTATATTGTGTATCGCATCGCTACATCACTCCGCTATCGCTCTGTGATTTCGCTCTGCTCGGGGGTCGTCGCCTATGGATTGACATGTGACCAGATCCGTTGAATTTGACATGTGGTAATGGGGGTCTGCATGGCTTACTTGCCTCCATTGAACAGGTACTCCTGGTCACGCACCAATTCACGCGACGGGACTCCTCCACGAATCCATCCATTCACCGCTGCGCCTTCCACATAATTCGCCGGGTTGTTGATCGTCGACTTAAACTCCTCCTGAAGAGGATAGTCGCTGTGCGCAGAGTTCAGTTGCTCCGAAAGCTGGGTAATGCTCTTCTTATTGGTGTTCAGGTCGCCTTGAAGCATGCGGGATTCAAAATCAACATTCACTGCACCGCGTCCTAAATAAGGGACGGTCTTAAAGGGGCGCTCAAGAAGACTCAACTTACATTTCGCGTGCGTGTTCAAGCTTCCAATAGAGAGCTCCGAGCTGGTATCAATCGTGCATCCACCAAATCCACCGTGTCCGCCCTTGTAAAAAACGTTGGGCTGGCTGGTGGCAAACTGGATCGGGCGTTCCATCTGGCAGTCCGTGGAGAAGAAGTTGCTCAGCGCATAGTTGGCAGAATTCAGGTTCTGGACGTTGCGTTGCGAGAGATCGCCGGTATCGCATCCAATGCGCGACATATTGTCAAATGAAAAGTTATGTACGTAGGCCATTGTGTGATTTATCTTATATTATATTTGTATACTATATTTATTGATACGGGGAATACGGGGAATACGGGGAATACGGGGAATACGGGGAATACGGGGAATACATGACTACTGTCCAACCACCGGGCCAAGACGCGAATTGATGCGCCCACATGCGAACTCATCACCCTCCTTGCATGACTTCATTTCGCCATAACAGAATTTCGCAAATGCATCCTGGTCATTTGGAATACGAGTATTCGCCACCGGATGGAATTGTCTCATCGAAGATTCAAAAACGGCATTATCACCTAAAGTTCCGAATAATTTGCCATATGTTTCTTCGGGGGTGTGATTTGGTGGTTGAGACGGCACATTGCTTCCTTTAAAGATGATGTTGCTCGCATTTGTAT